ATCAGGCACATCAAAGCCGCGGGTCAAGATGTCCGTGGCGATTAGCCCGTGGATCTCCGTATCTGGCTTGGCAAAGTCCTCGATCGCGGCTTGCTTAAACTCATCCGCATCCTTGTAGCTGATCGATACAAAGTTATATCCCCGCTCGGCAAACCTCTGCACCAGGTCGGCTCCGTGGGCTACGCCGGCGCAGAATACGATTGTCTTGCGTGGCTTGCCAAAGACCTCATGGGTTTTCTTTTCCCACTCATCAACAATATCGCCGGTAATCTTCATGCCACGCTCGGTCACCACATCGGGAGACCATTCGCCAGCAACCTTCTTGGCGCCTTTCATATCGATCTCTTTAGCGATGAAAACCTTGAGCGGGGTCAGCCACTTGTTATCCACCAGCCATTCCGTTGTGGCGCCGTTGACCACATTTGTATAGACCTCGCCTAGGCCCTTGGTAAACGGGGTCGCTGTAAGACCGATCACCTTGACCTGGGGATTAGTTTTAATAAAGTCGATCGTCTGCTTCCTGGCGATATGGCACTCATCCACGATCACCAAGTCCACATCTGGGAACCCGCTGCGGCGCTCTAGAGTTTGAGCTGAGCAGACTTGCAGGCGCTCGCCCTTGTCAAATTTCCAATGGCCAGCCTGGAACACGCCATGATCGAGCTTATACTTTGTAAGCCTGTTGCTAGTTTGATCTACCAGGACTAAACGATCTAAAACGATCGCGGCCCTGTTGTATTTCTCTGAGGTAGCTTTCATTAAATAGATCGCAACCTCTGTCTTACCGAACCCTGTCGGAGCATAGAGCAGCTGCGCTCTGTGTCCGTTTTTGAATCCATCCCTTAGCTTTTCAATCACCTTCATCTGATGGTCTCTCAGATGTAATTCCATAGACTAACTCCTCTGTTTTTGATGTTCTTTATCAATGGCATCACGCATCAGCTGTGCGTTTACTCCGAGCTCGTGCGCCATAAACTTTGCTACATCGTAATTGCGTTTATTGCACTCCCGCTCAATGGCAATTATCGCCATTTTGCAGCGGATTAAAAACTCAGAGTAATCCTGGGTTGTCTCTACCCGCTTCATTCAATCCCCGCTTTCTTTAACTTGTTTGTGAGAGCTTTAACTGTCCGCATAAGCTCTGAGTTTCGGTTCTGGTATGTATCGCGGCTCTCGCGTAAAGACTTATTCTCCATCTCCAGAATCTTGATCTGGTTGCGCAAGTCAGCGATCAGCTCCTCTGCGTCTATTTTCTCAATCTCGCTGGCATCCCACTGACCTATTGCAACCTTGTCCTTAAGAAGGGTGTTTTCTTCATGCAGCTGGGTGATGGTGTCGGTCAGCTCGGTAATTTTGTCGTCAAAGGCTGGATCTTCCTTCTTGACCTCTTTCTTTGCCTCCTCTTTCGGCTTTGATTCTTTCTTGGTTTTGGAGATCTTTTCGGTCTTCATCTCGGACTTATTGCCGTGTTTATTTACATAAGTCCTGGACTTCTTGGGTTCGATCTTGCCCTGCTCTTCCAGGGAATGACGCACCCGGCCGACGGTCATTTTCGATACGCCAACGTGTTTGGCGATCTGGGTATCCGACCACTTCTTCCATTCCTCATCCATGAGCATCTTGGTGAGGATCTTGCGGATGTCTGCTGAGCTCCAGCCCAGGCCGCGCTTATTGCCGTTAGCGCCGTATGAGTAGAGCTCTGCATCCCTGACGGTGCCTGGCCTTACCTCGCACTCAATCTCCAGGCCGCCGATAGTCTTGGTGGCAAAGTAACGGTGAAACCCGTCTGCCAGCCAATGGTTTGAACCATCGTGGAAAACGACGATTGGAGGGAACTTATCGCCCTCCTGCATGTGCTCGGCATATCGAGCGACAACCTGCTGATCTAATTCTTCACGAGCTTGTGTGCCTCCATCCAACCGGATGACGGATAGTTGTAAGTTCATTTACTTCCTCCTAGCGTTTCAATCTTTGAATTTGTATAACTTGATGCTGCCCTGTTGGGTTACATCTAAGTAACCCTTTTGATGCAGGAGTTTAAGTATAGTGCTGGCCCTGCTGTCGCTCAGTATGAATCTTTTGCCCAGGGCCTTTGTTGTCGTAGGGCCCTTGATCTTGGCCAGATGCTCCAAAACTCTTTCCTCTAAGTCAGTCAGTATCCTTGGCACTGCTCCTCCTTTATCTCAACACATGATACCCACCCTCTCTCATGTGATGACATGGTGTTGACTCTATCCCCAAGGGGTGGAAGCCGAGGTTCCTACCCAGCCCGGAGGGCTCACAACAGAGCCTACCCAGCTAACCCATGAGGCAGCGATTCATTCACCAAGAGTCTTGTCCCACCGCTTTCCTCTTGGCTACACCAGTCCCTCGCTGACAGGCTGGTACCTAAACGGGGGGTGTAACCGCTAGGTGTCTTTCCTTCCGCGCCACCGATTCAAGTGCTTGCTAACGGGCGGAGTCCGGTCAGAATGAAACCCGGCCTAGAAAAGGAAAAACCCCTTAGCGAGGACTTGGGCTTGACAGGCCGGGCATCTGATGGGAGAGATGCACATCAAGCCCTCACTAAGAGGTTCTTTGTTCCCATCAAAACGCCGGGCGTCACTCCGACAAGGTGGAGACTATCATAGTCCGAGGAAGTTCCGCAAGTGGTTTCCGGCTGATCGGTACAGTGGCCGGAGCACCGCTTTGCAAATCAGCACCGATCTGCCTAGTGCCAGATCCCAGGTGGATAGCCCTCTCTGGCTGCAAGCGTTTATCGCCACCTCTTGCTGGGCGCATGAAAACAAACAACAGGGGAGGGGGGTGTACAACAACCGAACCCACGTTGCCGGGAATCCTGTTGTTACCCCTCCGCTTCCAATCCTACACCCGCCCGGGAATAAAAAAACCCCCGGGTGTCTAGGCCGGGGGTCTCACCAAAGGTGACCATGAGTGCCACTGCTAGGAGGTTTCATGGTGACTGCGAGGAGGCACAGTCAAGGCGGGTTATACACCTCCCTGTATGACAGTGTCAAGCCTATGTAACCGGCGGCTATCAAGTACAAAACTGACCTTGGCGTTTCCAGAGGTGTCATCAACCCGCCGCTGGTACTCGATGCGCTTATTCCCGCTGGCAACTACCGCCCGCCGTATGTCTGATAAAAATCCAGCCACGGTAATGTGCATTGGATCAACCGAATATTTCACCCCACCTATCTCCATCTCGGTTACCTCCCAAAGAATGTCAAAGATCACCAAGATGTTTGGGTACATAGCCTTATACCTCTTGGCGTCTTTTTCATTAAAGGTAATCGCAAACTGGGGTTCAATATCGTAGAGCTCTTTGGCTTTAAATAAGGGAGTACGAACAGTCTTTAGGTCAACCTGAAAGATGCCACAAAGATCATGGGTAAACTTATCATGACGCTTATCAGGGTTTACATATCCAGGTATACCAAGTTGATACAAACGACCAACCGAAAACGAATGCTCGGTATCCTCCCCATACTTTTCGCACCACGCTAACTTGTCTTCTGTATCCACTCAGGAATCCATTGTTCTAAGATACAAAACACCATCCTCGCCAACCTTCCAAGTCCTATCCCCGGCCTTCAAGTGGATGTCCGGGATGCAGGTGCAGTCTTTGTTACTAAATACCCCGCAGTCATCGTCATGGCCGACCTCGACCTGGATCACCCCCCCGGCGGTGCTTTGGTATTTCTGTAGCTCCAGAACCCCCTTGGCCAGTCTGTCTTGATAGTTCATTCTCCCATCCCATCGTAATCAAAGGTTTTAGTATCCCCGAGCCGCCACTTGGCAAATTGCTCCACACGATATTTCTTGGTCGCCACCTTGAAGTCTGGCTTCTTCATCACCTCTGGATTAAAGGCAGGTTCAAAGAATCGGCAGCGGTTATTCGGCTGCAAGGCAAACTGGCCGTTGTCCAGCTTCAAAAGGTTGTAGCTCTTATGCTCATCCGGGGTCTCAGACAATGTGAAATCCGGGATCCTGGGGTCTGGGTTACAGGTATCCAGGGTGAACATGTATTCCCCCTTGTGGGTCTGGCGATCCTTGCCAAAGAACTCAGCCCGTAGTCCCTTGAGGAACGGCTTATCAACCACGGTAACGTAGTAGCTCAGCGCATCCCAAATCTCTAATACATCTAGCGGCAGCGGTTTGTCGTAAACCGGCATCCAAGAAAAGGCATGGATCGGTAGCTTGTCATACAAAGCGCCATACTCAGGAAGATAAGTCTCAAACCTGAACGCCTCGCCCCGGATAGCTTTGACGCTGACCCAGATCCCAGGGATTAGTGGCGTATCAGCTGTGCAAGTAAAGTCGTACAGATACTCAGGCCGAACCCAAACCTTGACCGGCGGCAGTGGGCATACAAAGTTCAACTGTTCTTCTCCTTTAGCTTGGCTTCAAAAGCACGATATTTCAAAATAATTCCAGGAGATGAATTATGAATATCCAAGATTTCTTAATCTGAAATTGTTTTCCAAAGTTTTGATGGATTATTTTCTATGCTTTTATCTTTAAATCCATATTCTTCAACATCATCGCCCATCATTAGACAACAACCATTTGGGTCAATATTACAGTTTGGGTATGAATAGCATCCAACGTGTGGATCTAGGGTTTTATTTTTAGATTTCATTTAACCTCCAAGTGTTCGTTATCAAAGAGCCATCCGACAGTCTTCCGATGAGCCATCTCCCAAATATCAACCCGGTCTTCCTTGCTCATCTTAGAACCTTGATCTAGCCCGGCATGACATCTGAAACACAGAGCCGCGATCCGGTAGTCATGCGCCTTGATCGAGCGACCCTTCCCATCCCGCAGCTGGTTGGAATGGGCGGCCACAATGGTGCCATCCCTAGCGCCACAGAGTTGACATGGAGACTCCCGGACTACTTCCAAAAGCTTCTTGTTTCGGTAATTCATTGATCATTCCCCTGACCTCGGATAGTGTCTGCCGGGCTTTGTATAAAGCCTCCAGGCTGGCGATCCGGTCATCTTCTAACATCCGCAGCATCTGCGATGCCTTGATCATCTCAAGGCGCTCATCCTCAAACTTCATGTGTTTGGCATTGGCTTTAAGCCACGCTGCCAGTCTATGTGCCTCATTCATGCTTGGCCTCCCACCATAGCAAAAGAGATATGTACGCCATCATGGCTATGTAAAACTTAGCCGGCCCCAAGCTACTCCACTCCACTACCAGTACTGTTAAGTTCATCAATCTCCTCCATCTGTTCTTTGGTTAGAACATCTCCATCACAACACTCTGAGACTAGATGCCAATTCTCATGGCTAGACACAGCGCCCCAGTATTCAGTTCGCCCATACCCAAAGTCCCGTTTGACCTCTCGGCAAGGCTTTCTGCACTCGCTACAGATTCCGTCCATCAACGCACCTTCTTGTTTTGTTCGCCAACCCACAGCCCGGCGCAGACTAGCTCCAGCTGCTCAGATGGGGGGTTAGTCTTAAGGGCATAGTTCATGCCTACCTTGAACCCTTCAGCGTGGGCCGTGTCGATACGGTGATCAACCAACAGCCAGGCGGCTGCGATCATAAAGCCAAGTAAAAAGATTTTCATACTGGATTCCTATTAGTTCTGTTAGCACACGGCCAGACTTGGGCAAATGAATCACGAACTAGGGTGTAACCTTGTTGGTTTCTACGGGCTGGGTTCAAGGCTAGATACTGACGGACGATGTCATTAATCTGGCCGGCTGTAATTCCGGACTCAGTCTTTGGGCAGAAGTGCAGATGGACATAGGCGTCATAGATCCCCATGATGTAACCAAGAGCCTGCATCCGTTCCATCACTTCTGTAGACGCTTGCTTCTGATACAAATCGTTACCTGTCCAAAACTCTGCCTGGGCCATAGCAGGAACCATGAACAGTGCGACTAGTAACTTTTTCATTCTTCTTCTCCAAGGTTGCATTTCGCGCCAGCCTCAAATCCTTTAGTCCATGCGCGCTGCCAACACAGGCACCACAAATCCCAATAGCCGCCATCAAGAGGAAACTTAAATTCGGGATCGTTGTGCATTTCAAACAAATCCTTCACATCTTTGCGTTTAATAAAGGCTTCCCAAGACTTGTCACGGTCAATGTTTTTTAAGGGGATGTCATCAAACAATCCTTTGCTCATGTGTTCTTCTCCTTTAGTTTAGCTTCGATGGCACGAAAATACTTGTAGGTATCTACCGTGTTGCACGACTTCACAGCGGTATCTATTTCCTCATCCGTCAGCCCAACCCATTCACGCCTTACACCCTCTTCGTATGCTTTACGCATCTCAGGTGTCCATGTGTAATCAGCATCTGTTATTGCCAAACCAAGTTTATCTAATGCACTCATCACATTTTCCTCTGACAGTTAAAGGCTTGAGTTCCCACCCTGAAAGACCCAGCGTACCGGCAGTCCTCAACGATGTCGCTTTGTTTGTAAACAATTCCCAACAAGATTCCTAAAATTAGGGCAACCATAACCCCCATAGCGTTAGCCCAGGTCTTTCTTAAGAAAGATGTAAACGCCTTCCACTCATCGCTCAAAGTGATCATCCCGCATCTCCTTTATCTGATTCTCCAGTCTCTTGATATAAAACGCCTGCTGCTCTAATCGTTCTTGATAACGCCGCAATACCTGGCCGACTTCCTCAATCCTGTGTCCAAGCCGGATAGCAAAGGTCTTGAAGTCCTCACCATTAGCCACGGGATCTAAGTTGGGGTTATGCCCCCTGGCATACATCTCTTCGGCCAGCTCGATTAGCTCTCGGATCATTTTGTTAGTTCGTTTATCTGATCGGCCAAAATGGCACCAATGTCTTTACCCCGAACCGCAACCATCTGAGCTTCTTTGCAGTCGTACACAACCTTGGCTGCATCTCTTATGCCTTGGTTATATCCGGCAGCAAATCGATCGTCGTTACCTTCTAAGATCATCGTGATTGCTTCTCTTACCAGGGTAGAAGCTTTCCTGCCCTTGGCATAAGCCTTCAGCTTGATGTGCTGATCTTTTGGCAAATAAAAGGAAAACGGTACTAGCTTGCGTTCTTCCATGAATTAAAGTCCCTATGTGCTGTCGATAGCAATCGTCTAGCTTCAGCGTTTGTTTTAAGTTCCGATCTGGACTTCACGCCAAGGTAATTCCTCAGCCACTCCGTAGCCTCCTCCTCGCTTGGATTAAAGATCTGGCTGTCGTCATGCAGGTATTGCCAGAACTCTTCATCGCGGCAAAGCAGGCCGGCCAGGCGAATGGCCTTGTCACCCTCGTATTCCTTATCCCGATCCATTGGCTGCTCTTCGGAGTTTAGGCGCACCATCACCACCTGGTACCGCGATCCAACAAAGTCTCGCAGCAGATCCTCTGGGATCTCGTCAGGGTGCATTGAGAGCGTCAAAACGTAACCAGTCTTGTCTTGCTTAAGAGCAACCTTGATGGCTTCAAACTGAAGCGTTTTGATCTCAGAATGGGTAGTCGTCATCCTCGTCCTCAATCTGTTTCTGAGCCGGCTTTTTGTCGGCAGCGTAAGGCTTCTGGAACGACAAACCAAGGTATGGTTGACCAGCCTTAGTCTTGTTTTTCCAAAGTGATACAGAAATGGTTACCGGATCTTCCCCTTTGGCAATCAGCTCCTGGAGCATTGCTTTATCAAGAACTGCGTCCCCTTTATAGTCAGGGTGTTTGTCGTCGGTCTTCTTGTCATTTTTCCAAAGAGATCCGGTATTTACTTTTGGTACAAAGCTCATGCTGCCTCCTTAAATTTATTGCGAGCGTTTGAAAACTTATCCATCAGATCTTTGAAGAACGCAGCATCCTGAGCCTTGACCTCCTCAAATAGCTGCTTGTTCTTCTTGTAAATTGCCATGACATCCTCTTCGGTAGTCGCATATCCAAGCAATGTATTGGCAGCTTTATCAATTATTTCTAGCCAATTAGCATCACCCGGAGTTCCAGAAACAATCATCTGCCAGTCACCTGGCTTTCCTTGGATTGTTGTTTTAGCGGCCGGAGCTGGTTCTTGAGCTGGCGTAGGAACTGCCTTTGGTACTGGCTTAGGAGCAGCCTTGGGCTTTTCTTCTTCGGCCCCGGTCACAGCATCAAGCTCGTCGTGCTCCACAATTTCAAGGGCGTTGACGTATAGGTACCGACGCAGGTACGAGATCGAGGCGCCCAGGTTCTGAACCGGGTGACATCCCTTGAGTTCGGCTGCTGCCATCGGAGCCGTGAACAACACGTAATCTTCCGGCTTATCGGTGTTATAGACCGTCAAAGTAGCATCACTAGTGCCGCACCTAAACACAGCACAAAGGCCAGTATCAGCAAAGATGGTTTGAACAACCGGTAGAAAATCTTGAAGCTCGAAATAGTCATAGCCTGCAAACTTATTTTTGCCTGACTTAGTCAGTTTCTTTTCCTGCAACAGCAGTCGCGCTAATTGCAGCTTTTGATACACGTTCTGTGTCATTTAAAGTCACCTCGATAAGTTTTTCTAAGTAATGGGAGGCTTTGATTAAATCCTCCACGCCGCCTTTCTCTTTGTAGCGGGATACGTACTTCACAATGTTGCCCTCAAGGTATCCCAGCTTGTTGGCAATGATGTAATCCCAAGGCTGGATGGGCTTTTCAATGTAATGCCGCCCACCCACTTGCTCTTCATTGGCTGTCATTCTCTTTTTCCTCTAACTCAAGAGTTTCGTACCAAATTTTTATTTGATGTGAAACATTTGTTGCAAAAACATCAGGGTCTGCTTTTGACCAAAATCCAAATCTAGCCAAGTGTTCAATTAATATGGTTACAACAACGCTTGGTGTTTTTCCCCGAATAGAATCTGCAATACCTTTCCACACAAAATCCATTTCCTCATCAAATTCGTCATCGTCCTCGTTAAAAATATCGTTAGCACCCATGACAAAGCTTAATAGCAAGAGATTGGCTTGAACGGGCCGTCACGGTTCACGTCCCAGCAGCACATACCTTTGGGCGTGTTCTCGCATTTGATAACTGCAAACGCAGGGCCGGATAACATCAATGCACAAAGTAAAGTAGCAAGCTTTTTCATTTCATACTCTCCTGATAGTCGCGCCATTGCTGGCAATAGTTGGAAACTGGGCAGAAAGATTCACATCGGGTGCGACTGCCCGGACGCACTTCGATCTCGTAAGCTTTTCCTAATTTGGCAATCGTCTCTAAGGCTTCTTGATTGGTCATGTGAACTGACCTAGCCCGGGCGCCCCCAACTTTCTTGACTGCCCACATGGTCGGCTTTTCCCACATCTCCTCTGGGGTGCAGGCCGGCAGATTGCCATCGGTCTCTAGCTCAAACTCACAGGCGGCATGGGCATGGATACGCTCCTTGATGAACGCTTCCCGCTGCTCAAACGGCCATAGCTTGATAGGGATCTCCTTGACCGGGGCTTCCGGGTAGCCATCCCGGGTGCCAGCATCCCGGCGGCTCCAGTCCCTGATGATGGCCACGATACCTAGGGAAATCACTGGTATCTTTTTGACCCTCTCCACTAGGTAGGCATACAGGTTTAGCTGCTGCTCCCACTCGATCTTTTCATTCATCACGGCCCAAGCCGAAACGGTCTTGTAGTCCCGGATCTCGATGAAGTTATCCCCCTTGATCTGAAGGTCGATAGCCCCGGAGATCTTCCAGCCATCAATTTCTGTGGACAGTCGCTCCTCAACAATGTGATTGGCATCCTGGCCATGCTCCAAGACCTTGTGGACAGCTGAACCAAAGATCGACCAGACCATGTCGGATACGTCCTGCTCCAGCTCGTCCTCAAACTTCTTGGTCAGGGCTACGATCTTGGGGCTGTTGATCAGCTGCGTGACAGAGAGATTCGCTCTGCCCTTGGAATAGGTCGGGCGCTCCAGAACATTGAGAAATGTCTGTGGGATGTTGAATTTGTTGGTAAGCTTCACATTAGCTCCTAGCAGTAGACAGGCAAATTATGGGCAATCAGATTTCCCATGTCAACACATTATTCCCATACCTTCTCATGTGTTGATATAATTTGTCACTGTAACACTGTTACAGTGAGAATCTATGATCCAGCTAGAGCTACCCTATCCACCCAGCGTAAACCACTACTGGGGCCAATTTGGCAAGCAACGCTTTATTGGCAAGAAGGGCAAGGAGTTCAGGCTGCTGGTCGCAGAAGCCTGCCTAGACGCCAAAATTCAGACCCTGGAGGGCCGTTTGGCTGTCCATGTAGCCCTATGGCCACCCGACCGCCGGGCGAGGGATGTAGACAACGTATTAAAGCCGCTGCTGGATGCCTGTGAGCATGCCGGCTGCTTTGTGAACGACAGCCAGATCGACGAGCTTCACATCATTCGGCAGGGGGTCAAGAAGGGCGGCAGCTGCACCGTCTTGATCCTCCCGATCTAGTCAAAAGCCTGGCGGCGCAGGGACTCGATCCCCTCTAGGATTTCGCCTTTTAGGTTGCCAAACTCATTCATTTGCTCCCGGCGTTCTTTGGGACTCATGTCCTTGGCCGAGGTGGTGCCGATCCGGCGGATCTCTTTGTTAATCTCTTTTAGGGCAGAGTCCATCTGGCTGGTGTAGTCGTGCAGGCCAATCAGCCCCTCGTGCTTTTCGAGATATTTGTCTGCCTCGTCGTATTTTTCCCGATCCAGAAGACTGTTAAAAGTCTTCCATTTCTGGTCTGTAGCCTCTTTGAGGTCATAGAAGAGATCCTCCCGGCCTCTAGGCACCGGAGGCAGCACAAAGGCTCCTATGACCGGCAGATCCTTGACACGGCTCTCAGCCCGGTCTCCGGCCAGCATGTTGGTTCCCCACATGGCCATCGCGGCTGCGGAACCAAAGAGGCTGCGCATCAGGTGATCGGCCTCTATCGGCGCTAAAAGGCGCTTACCGTCCGTTCCCGGGATGCTGGTCAGGGCGCTGACCACCTTGCCAAGCTCGGAAGTGGCGGCGTTGTACTGCTCGGCAGCCTCCAGATCCTGCATTCCTTTGGGGATAACCTCGCTGCCAGTCCAGAAGTTCTTGTTCAGACCAATTTCAATAAACGGCTTGGCGCCGGTCGGTACCACATTCGGGCCCAGCATGGAGTCCATAAAGGCCTCTTTCAGGGCTTTGCGGAAGCGGCGGCTGTCCATCTCGGTCTCAGCCCCTTCCCTGGTGATCTTGTTGTACAGGAGCTCCGGGATGGCCTTGAAGAAGAAGCTGGCCGAGGTGTGCATGGGAAGAGCCACGGTCTCGCCAAAGTACTTTTTGCTGCCAGGAATAATAAAGTTACGAAGCTTGGTTTGGTCATCGAGCTTCTCGTACTCCTCGTCATCACCCACGGCAAAGCAGTAAAGCAGGGTGGTGAATGACAACAGGCCGCCAGTAATCGCCATGCGGGTAATGGCTTTTTGACGGGCCATACCCTTCAGACCGCCACCTGCCAGAGTCGTAGCCAAAACATCGATTGACACGGCGTAGGCGTTCATAAAGGATACTGTCCGGCTTAAGAACTGAGCTGTCTGGCCGCTGCCTCGCTTTAGGAAGTCAATGACGTTGTTGGCCTGGAGAAGCGCCTGTGCCTCATCCCCGGTTTCTTTCAAAACCTGTTTGTAGATGGATACCCGCTGGGCATAGTCCGAGGCATCCCCGATATGGTCGAGCACCCGAAGAACCTTGGCGTACATGGATTTATTCAGCAAGCCAATCTCAAGAGCCAACTCTTGCTCGGGAGTCCTGGCCGTAGACATAAATCCACCAATACCGGCCTGCCGCAGTTTCTGGGCAATCGGATCTTTGTCCACTAAAACCTTACCGAAGGCGATAAATGTGTTGGCCCATACGGCAAACGGGTTCTTAACGCCGGATACCCAGGCTGCCGTCGGTGCATCCATAAAGAGCTGCTTGAGCTGGAAAGCTCCGGACAGAGTGATCGAGCGACGCAGGCCATTAGCCATGATCGACAGGATCTTGTTCATCGGAATCTCTACGTTCTCCATCCCGATCGCGGCTTCAGCAATCAGCGGATCAGCCACGCCAATTACGATTCGGCGGCCATTACGCAGGATGTTGAACTTCACGCCATCAGAGTCAGCACCCTCTTTGGGGAAGACCTTCAGCTTGCCCTTCTCGTTACGGATGCCGTATTCATCAGCAATCCGGTTGGCAGCGTAGTTACGCATGGTGTTTTTGGTCATCCACATAACGTTGTGAATCATGTTGTCCACAATGTCATCGATGTCCAGCCCAACCTCGCCAGCCTTGAATCTCTTCTCCCTGGCCACATTGGTCATGGTTCTGGTCGTGCCGCCAGTGGGGAAATCATGGGGATCTTTCTGATCGTCCATGATTCGATACCAGGGCACATAATCCTTGATGGCCTTGAGCTGCTCGTACCTGGCTTTGCTTAGATTGCCAGCGAAGTACGACATGTCCAGCTGGTTTTGATTCACAGCTGTCCAGTTATCCATCATGGCCCGCAGCTCGGGATATTCTTTCTCCAGGGCGATGAACTCATCAATCTGCTCGTCGTCCATGTTGACCTTGCTTGCGGCCCGCTCAATATTGGCCAGGGCTTCTGCGGCTTCTTCTGGGTTTTCGCCAGAATCCAAGGCATCTTGATAGCGCTGCTCCCGAGCAAGATACTCATCAATAATGCTGCGTGAACGCTTGGCCTCAAAGTACGCCTGGATCACATTTGCCGCCCTTTGAGCTCCCAGCTGATCTACAAGCTTTGCCTTTTCTTTCAGGACGTTGGCCATCGATTTACTGCGCTTAACCGCCATGAACTGCTTGGTCTTATCGTTGTACTCTAGACCACCCTGAACCATGACCTGGGTGCCTACGTGGCCAGCATGGATGGCATTGGTAACCGCGATCGAGGCTACCGCCTTACCCTGAGCGTCACGCAGCTGACCGTTGTAGCGAGAAAAGTCAGCCTGGTCTACACCGGTTCCGTACCAAATATTCTTGTTGCGGGCATAGGTGATGGCCCGATCTGCGCCAGAAATAACACCCTTACCAACGCCTAGCGGATCATCAATCACCCGTTGTCCAATTTTCTTTGTGCCGCGATATGTGCCAAGCATCCGATCTTTTACTGAATTTGATGGATGTAACGGGGCCTCTGGTCGATTGTGCTTTTCTAGCAAATCATCAAGACGTCGTGTGTCTTCGTTGTCTACATCCTTCATAAACTCCGGAGTGTCATCAATAACCTGGTTGCTCGGAGCCGCATTAACTGGTTCTTGATTTACTTGATCAAGATAGTCAACAAATGTTCTATCAGGTAAATAGTTAGCATTTTTTAATTTTTGATAAAAAGTGCGAAGCTGATTAGCTAATCGTTTAAAAAACTTTTCTACGATATTTACCGGTGCTCTGTTCGTTACTGCCCACCGCGACACTTGATCTGCATACCATTCGCCAAAAGACTTCCAGTATGAGCTCATTTGAAAAACAGTTTGATCAGCTGGAACTTTAGCTCGCTTGCCAACAGCTCGGCCACGAAGCGCTGCCACTAGATCCTTGGCCATCTTTCCTTCTTGTCGCGACAGCCAGGATTCATGGGCTTTCTTCAAAGCTGCCTTTTGCTCTGGAGTAGCTCTTTCATAAACCAATCGCTCGTGGAGGTGTCCCATTTCGTGAGCGATAACCTCTAACATAAATGTTGGGCTGGTTGATTTCTCAAACAAAATGTAGTAACTGTCATCAGCCATCCGACGCATTGAACCACGTTCTTTTTCGTCTAAAGTTCCTGATCCAATTCGACGATGAGGCCCAGTAAAGTTGTTACGATTGCGTTTAGCGTCTTCAATTGTTGATACATAAACCGGGACATTAATCTTTAACAGATCTTTCCAACCACGAATTACTCCGGCTAGTTTTTCATCAATGTCATTAGATGTTGCCAGACCACGATCAAAAGTTATAAATGGATTTGATTTGTGTTTAGATGCAGCGTCAGCCTCAGCCTTCTGTTTAAACTCAATCATTTCTTTTTTGACATCATCCGGAACTTGTTTGCCAGTAAACCGTTCAATATCTACTCTGGCCCGTTGAGTCTTGATTGCTGGGACATAGACTGGATCCCCAGTCATCATGGAATAACCACGAATTAGGGCGTAATCGCCTTCTTGATAAACTACTTCACCGCCAATTTCGTCGGCAACCATCTGAGCATTTGCCTTTTGCTCTTCGGTAGTCTTAGCCTCGGCTCTGGGTGCTTTTCTTTTTTGAGACAGTAGGTATCCGGCATAGTCCATGCCAAATTGGCCAAGTTGTTTCTCAGATGAGTAGTCACCAGGCAAGCCAAACTTGCGCTCACCACCTGGGCTTGTGACTATTTCAGCTCCAGCATCCACTTGATCTTCTATAAGCGTATGAATTGCCACCGGCCCTTTAGCTGTTGGCATTTTCTTAAATAACTGTTTATTAGCTTCGTAAGTGTCTGATGCAGAATCTAGCTTGCGTGTAAACTGTCTAACGCGCGGATCGACAAAGGTGCCGGCCTTCTTTTTAAGATCCTCAATCCGTTTTTCATTGACATCAACTTCAAGCTCATCAATCTTGTCTAGGATTTTTTCCGCCTGGCGCTTATCGATTTCTTTGACCATAGCGGCAAAGTCTCTGTCCGACCCGGTCATTACCATAGCTACATCTTCTTCAAGAGTGGCAGCTTCTTTAGCCTCTTGCTCCTTGACCAGCCGATCTCTTGTTTCAATCCTGCGCTTTTCCTCAGCTTCACGCATCCGTTGGCGCTGCTCCTCAGTCATGGCAGCCTCTCTGGCTACCTTGGCCTCAAAGGCGTCCGGATCTTCAATGTATTCCTTGACCTTAAGCTTTTGTTTCAGATCAAGCTTACTTTCTGAGATCTTCACTCCTTTAAGAGCAGCAAACTCGATGGCAGACTGAATGTCGTTGGAATCAACCAGATCACGCAGCGTGGTCTCAACCGAGGCCGGGGAGATAGCAAACTGCGGGCCGCGACCTTCTTTAGGCTTGACCGCAGCGGTCAGGCGCTTCTTGAACTCAGCAAGACGCTCCTTGTTATTTTTGATCTTGAACGTGCCATCGTTTGGAATGGAGAAGGTCACAAAGTCGCGACGACTTTTTGCTGTGGCATTCCACTCATCATCATCTTTATACGGAGACTTGGCGATTGCTTCATCAACCTGGCGCTCCACTTCTTTGCGCATGGCCGAGTAGTCAATCTTCTCGCCACGAGCACCTTTGCTAACTGCCTCTTGAATAACGGGCTTAGTGATTGGCTCGGACTCTCCGTCTTCAACGTGCTCTTCTTTGACAGCTTTTTTAGCGGGAACTTTAGAAACCTTAACAGGAACGGTCGGAGGTTTTTTGGGCCATCCACCAGCCGGTCGAGGTAACGCTTCCATCCTTTTTCGTGCTTCGCCAATTCGAGAAGCTATGTCCTCTAACCTGTCCTGGTATTGTTTGTAAACTTCGTTGCGCTGATCAGCAGGAGCTTCGTCTACTTTTTTCCAACTTTCACGTTGAACTTCACCATATTCTTTATTGAGATTATCAATTTCTATTGTTCGTAAACCGTTGGACACTGACATATACGGTTGTTGCTCAACTGGCAATTTCATTTCTTCTACTTCAGCAGCCTGTCTCTTAGCTGCCTGGCGCTCACGATTGATCGCGGCCTGTTCTTCTTTGGTCGGTTTTTTAGCGGCTTCTGCTCGCTGTTTGTTTAACCTTGAAATTTTGCTAATTCTTGAGTAGGCGTTATTAAATTCTTCCATCGCCTTACCAAGGGCATCACCAACGTTTTCACCAGACTTCCAACGAGTGTAAACATCAAATTTCTTTTGAGCTGCTTGTAAGAATTTCTCAGCTGGTGCTTTGCCAACCCCCCAGCTCTCCATGATTTGTTCCACAGGAGGCGGGGCTTTCATCGGAACTTGTTCCTTCATCCATTCTGGAACTTCTGTCTCGGCTTGTTCTGTCGGCTCTTCAGCTAGGCCCCTAATTGACGCATATTCCTCTGGAGTCAGAGAGTTAACAATCTTGGTAAGTTTTTTCTCCAGGGCTGGGTTTTTAATGTCATCAATAGTGAACCGCTCCAGTAGGTCAGGCGCTTCAGCTTTGGGAATATCAATCTTTTTAAGCTCAGCCGGAGTTGCCTTGAGCAGTCGGTTGTACAGATCTTCAGTGACCGGAGCTACAGTTGGAGCGGCCTTTGGAGCGGCTCCTTGAAGGTTTCTAATCTCCTGGCGGATCTCTGACTGCCTGGCATCAAACTCCTGCATCTCAGGAGAATCTGGGGCGATAAGCGGATCCTGGCGCTTGGCCTCAATGCGGTCAAACTCAGCCTGTAGTGCGTCTATCCTGGATTGAGCCTCAGCTGGGGCTTCTACTTTTGTAGGAGCTGCAACCGGCTCAACACCCTCAAGCTCTTCTTCTGCAAAGGCAGGAGTAACTGGCGCTTCAGCCTTTTCCTCCTCCGGCATGGTTGGTTCAACCCGTGGGGCTGCTGCTTTAGCGGCAGGCTTTGGAGCTTCTTCTGGAGCCTCTGCCGGAGCGGCTTTACCACCACGCAGCTCCTCATAGATACGCCGGCCACCAAAGGCAGCGGTCTCAGCGATACTGGTCGGGCCTTCGCCAACGGCTTCAGCTACCACCTCGCCAGGCTTACGAATTTCTCCATAGGTCGCTAGCTGGGCCGCGGCTTCACCACCAGCGCCACTAAGCACCTGGGCTGCCGGCTGGGCGATCGCTATGTTAATAGCCTCCCGGGCCTTTGGACTACCAACCAGGCGCTTGGGAACCAAGGCTTTGCTGGCTAGACCGGCCGTAGCGGCATCAGCGGCCCCAATAATGGCACCACGCTTCAAAGCGAAGTCGTAGGCTTCTTTAAAAAGCTTGGGGTCATCGAGGGCCGACATCACAGCGTTTGTATCGTTGATGTCTACGCCGTTTTCGGCTAGGTACTCAAATACGCTATTGCCAAGCTCCGAGGTCAGACTTGTTCCACCCATCGCGGCAGCACCAGCAATTGGCTGGCGGGTAACTGCACCTATGGCCAGAGCAGGAGCCATCTGCGGCAAGCTTTCTGCTGCGAATCCAGCCATAGCCCCAAACGGGTCTGTGGCCAGCGCCTCAAAAGCTTCGCCAAAGGTTTTTGCTCCACCAATAGCTTGGGTCACCGGCCGACCAGGAATTGCACGGGCCTGGGCCTCACGCTTGGCTACAGACTCCAGCTCGTCCATCTGAGCCTGTTGCAATATGTTGATTGCGTTTTCTTGTTCCTCTGGGCTTAGAGGAATGAACTCACCAGTCATGGGATCTGTGCGGCCAGCCTCGCCACGACGGATCTTCTCAATTTCTTTTTGACGAGATACTGCCGACATCGAGGGCAGCACGTTCATACCACGCAATACACCGCGCTTGATGTCCCGACCAACCCGCTCGCCTAGTGAAGTGCCAGCCTCGTACTCTCTAGTCTTCTGTCGTAGCGCTGCTGCTTCGGGCGTATCCGCTACCGGAGTTAGCATTTCCTCTGGAGATAGCACCGGTTCGCTAGGAGCTCCCTTAGCAAATCCAATCCGCTCAGCAAAAACATCAAATGAAAGATCGGAATAAAACTTTTGATGAAGTCCTTTTGCTAACTGTTCATCCGATAGATCGCTGTACTGCGGGTACTTTTGCCGAATCTGCTGGATGTTCATATTTATCTGCGTATCCCTAATGGATCAGACTGAGACCCTTGTTGAGACGAACCACCTGCTGTCGGAGCAGGAGCTGGTCGGCCAAGTAATGCAGCCTCTTCATCCCTGTAAAGCTGTTGTCTATATTGGTCAGCCAAAGTTGTTGGATTTCCAGCAGCCGCATTCTTTTGATCTTGTTGCTTACGCTTCATAAGTTCACGAGATTCTGGACTTGTATATATCTTAAGTCGAGCGTCTACATTATCACGAGCCTTATTAACAGTCTCAACATCAGTTGCTTGACCGTAGATATTAGCTCGTTGAAATGCTGCACCGCGCTCACGAACATATTTAATATAACCCTCTTCCAAAATTATGTCGTCAGGTCTGTTATCGCCTTGAGCTTTTCTGGATCGTAAGTAAGTTTGAGCATAACGGTCGCCCTCAGCACTGCGGCCAGCAAGTGAGGTTTGTTTAAGAGCTTCTTTGTAGCCAGTTTCACTGATGTCTTTGAGCAAACCTTGCTCTTTGGTAATTGCATCAAGCTCTTCGGTGCGGGCCTTCTCAATATTGCCCATCTTGGCGTCATAGGCAGACTTGGTACGAAGATCGTTGATCTCAGCAATCCTACGGTCAATGTCGGTCATGCCGGTGCGACGCTCTTTCTCATATCGAGCCATGCTAGGCCCAAGGCGATATGGATCAAGATTCAATATACGGTTAGCGATTGTGTCGGATTCCTCAAACCGCCGTCTTTCATCCTGGGCTGCTTTCAGTCTTTCAGCTTGCACATCAGGAGCCTCACCGATTCCGGCTTCACGCTTGCGCTCTTCAATAGACTTCACAGCCTGGAGACGGCGGATTAACTCCGCCAATTGACGCTGCGGGTCAATTTCTTCATCGGGTTTCTTTACCTCTTCTCCTAGCTCAAAAAAGCCTGGGCTGGTCTCGACAAACGATCCCTCTTTCCCAGCAAAGGCAACGATCCCACCGCCAGCATAATCAGCACGGCGGATGTTGTCTGCGGGTAGGCCAGCAATTCCAGGACGGCGCTGCTTCATAGCTTTTAGCATCATCAGCTTTTTGATCATCTCGGGGTTCATGGCCATGCCACCACCCTGATAGTCCCGGGGGACTACGATGTCATCAATGAAGCCACCACCTGCTAACTGGGCTGGCTCAGAGGTTGTTGTGTTGGGTGCGGCCATAGGCATAGCGGCCTGAATGCCCTGCTGCTGCTGAGCGGCTTGACGCTGCCGGCTACCCTGAAGCGCCATGAGTCCGGTGGCCTGCTCAATTTGCTGTTTAATCGTGGGCGCCCCTTCCATCTCTTGGGCCTGCTCAGCAGCTGCGCCTTCTTGCATCTTCTTGCGGCGGTTTAGTTCGCCTAGAGCAAGGAACGGAGGAACCTGTGGATTAGCCCCGTTGGCGTATTGCATCAGCGCCTGCATCGGCACATCTTTGAGGCGTTCTTGAAGCTGGACTAGGTTAAGCATATTCAGTCCTTAAACAATTTGTAATGCTTTTAACAGCGCAACCAAGCCCTGAGCGCCTGATGCAGCCTGGCCAAACGGATCTGCCGGAGTAGTATAGAACGATGATGTAGCGATTCCTGGGATGCCGGTAATCATCTGGCGCTGGAACTGGAGCTGCTCCCGTGGGTACTGCTCCTCACGCAGGAACTGCTCGTAAGCCTTGCCAAGACCCTGCTGCTCAATGTCACGCTGGGTTGCCCCGGCGGCTAACTGTTGGGCTAGGTTTCTAAGGCCAAATTCACCCTGTTGAGCACCTGTCTGGGTGAGCGCTTGGGTAGCGGCGGTTTGTGCTTGAAGCCCCTGAAGACCAGACGCAATATCAGCCTGGCGCTGTTTCTGTGCAGCCTCAAATGCCCCGGCGTATCCCTTACCACTAATGTCACTCAGTAAGGTCTGAAGGTTGCGCTGGGCCTCTGCCTCCATGATTGCCTGACGGGAGCCGCCATAAGCCCCTGCCTGAGCCATACGGCCTTGCATAGCCTGCCGAGCAATATCTGCCTGGCGAGTAGCCTCCCGGCGCTGGGGTTCTAATACGGCCTCAAGGTACGGATTCATGTAGGACTGAACCGTGCCAACCGTTGGCATGTATTGTTGTGTTGCGCCATAGGTTTGCTGGGCTTGCTGGGCAGCCGTGGACAAGGATGACGGTACGGTCAGGTTGCCTAACCCTTGGAAAGCTTGTGTCTGTAGCGCAGATGGGCCAGCGCTTAGCTGCCCGGTGTATTGCTGAAACGGCAAATTAGATAGCGCCTCAGCTTTCCCAAGCATGTCCGTAATGTATGGCCCAGCCCAGGTGGAGAGGTTAGTCTCCTGGGTAGTCTGAGCATTTAATGGAGGAGTTGTTACGTCTGCCATATCAGTTCCTTACGCCGGGGTGTATTTCCGGGGGTTAATCTGCTTACCTTGCTTGGGCGTTCCAGTACGAGCCTTGCGTACTTTAGCCATCATGTCATACAGCACATCTGCCCCAGCATCGGAGTTACCGTTGCCAAGGTGCG